CATACTCATTGCAGAAGCTGGCAATGGTCGGCAGATTGCCAGTGAAGATTGGGGCTGATACATCCGGCGTTGTACCAGCAGCGTTGCGCTTCAAGCTGGTGAACAGATACATCGCAAGATCAACCAGCTGATTGCTGGCGCCTAGCGTGCTGCCTGCTGAATCGACACTGTATAGGTTGACCTTGATGCCTTGCTCGTAGTAAATGGATAGCTGGCGCGTTGTGGTTGGGTATGACCCTTCTTCTGGTGGATCGTAGATATCGCCCACAACTTTCAGGAAGGTAATGTCGGCATAGGATGAATTATCCGCAGTTGGCGTGTTAGCCGGATTGGCGTATTTGCTGACCACCACCTCCTGCTGAACTCCTGTAAGTGTGCCGGTGCTAGCAGGGTTGGCTGGATAGAATTGATTATTAACGCTTACAGTTGTATTGACAAAAGTTATGCTGCCAGAAGAAATGGAATTCCAGAAGGCTTTTGCTTCTATATATCCCACGCCAATGGTTGGCCCATCAATGAAATCACTTACAACCCCAATAAGACCACAGCCAAGCGCAGCCGAGCCTAGCTGGTTGATCGCAAATTGCGTATTAGACGGCAAGCCTATAGCGGAGAAATAAGCCGCCGAAATGTCGCTACCTGTGACATTATCATAAACCTTAACTGTATAAAGTATGGCTGAATTTGACGTGTCGCCAGAGCCTCTTGCAATTAACCTAATACCAAAATAGTCTGTACCCAAGAAATCGCGGCGCTGAGTGCTATCACCACTAGCTAGCTGTGATTCTTCTGTGAACGAATAGGTTTCTTTGCCGCAGTACATACCTGCGCCAAGTACCGGACAGGTGCCAGGGGATGCGGCAAGCGTTGCAGCGCTGTTGTAGATATTACTGATCGTGATCGTTTGATCAGCCAGAAATGCCATATTGCGCAGGCCAACCCATACGCGATGCTTGGCTGGACTGCTAACGATCTCGCCTTGGCTAACTGGGAAAAGAAAACTGCCTTTGAAAAAATAAGATCCAGCCTTTACAAGTGACGGCTGAATCCACACGCCACCAACATTGCTAACACGCTTGCCAAATAAAATCGGGACAGTCTCGCCTGCGATGGCGATCTTCTGTTGTTCACCAAGATCAGCCGCTGGCGTCTTGCGATTGCTAGGCGAGCGGTCTTGGTTTGCTGTTGCTTGGTTGGGTGGCGTCTTGCCAGCAGATGGGCCTAGCAGCGACTTTTTCAACCGCCGCCGTGTTCTTTTATTGTCTAACAGCTTGGCAAGCCATTTATTAGCTGGTGACAGATCGGCCATTACGCTGCCTCCTCGCATTGCCGCATAGCTACCAGCAGCATCATGGGCGGCACTACTGCTGTGGCCTGCTCGATGTTTTCAACGCCTGCAATCTCGCAGCCATCGCAGCCCACAAATACCTTTTGCCCATCACGCACAAACATCTTCACATCATCATGCACGCAGCCATCGCTGCAGCGCACTTGCATGTTGATGGCCAGCACTGGTGTAATCATCGCCCTGTGAACCTCCCGATCAAGTCTGACGCAATTTTGCGCGTTGGCACTTGGGGCTTTGTCTTGTCCACCATAGGGCTAATTGTCCAGCTGACCGAATCATCATTAACGCTTGCCCCATTGATACCGCCAATGTAGCGGCTGATCAACTGTGCGCTAGCAGCGTCCAGAGCATCCTTGCCCGCATCCTGCAAATACAACGAAGCAATCACTAGCCTGTTGGTGCCGATTGCTCCATCAGTCAAATCAATGATGTCGCCAGTGGCGGCAATTTCAACAGTCAAATCGCCAATCGCATTGGCAGACCGCAGAGAGAAGCCAGAAGCCGAAAAGGGGATGTAAACAAAGTCGCCGTCTACGTCAGTGTCAATCAATGCCATATTTTGCGGTTCTTGATAGAAGTTCTGCCAGCGCCGTGTTGGTGTCCGCTTACTGCCGCTGTAGACGCTATTGCGGTCTGCGTAGTATTCAAGAAAGCACAGGAGATCGTAATAAGCCATCACGCAATTCCAATGCTGCGACGCACCATGCTGTCGCCTGCTAATAGGTCAAGCGTCTGGTTAACGCTAGCCTGCACTGCACGACTCAAATCCGCAGTGGTTACATAATTGGTGCCGTTCATCTGAGTGACCGGGCCAGTCTGAATGCTCACACTTGCAGAGGATGGGACCACCACTCCACCCTCAGCAAAACGCGGGATGGCAGCAGCGCCACGCACGCCGGCCATCCAGTTCGCTGCAAATTTGCCAGCCTTGGACTGCGGCACGATGTATTCAGGTTCGCCGCCCTCACCAACCATTGCCAAGGTCGGGCCGCTCACCACACCACCCTCAGCGAAGCGAGGGATTTGCGGCATGGGCAAAAAAGGAATTTGTGGCAACTGAACTCGTGCTAATGCTTGGTTAGCGCCAGCAATCACGTTGTTAATTGCCTGCACAACGCTGCCGATGGCGCTGCCGATGCTATTCAAAATCTGATTAACAATGCCACGCACTGCGGTGAAGGCAGCCTTGAATGGTGCTGTGATCGCATCGGTCACACTCTTGAATGTGGCACCGATCTTTTGTACCAAGCCTGTGATCGCCTGATTGATTGGTGTCACAAAGCTAGTGTTTACAAAAGTAACAACAGCCTTGAATCCCGCCATGACCGGCTCGATGAACACCGTTTTGAATCCCTGAGCAGCCTGCTGCAGCACGCTGCCGATGACCTTAAACGCTGCTCCAATCTGATCACGGAACGCATAGATGGCGGTACCAGCAGCAACCGCAAGCGCCACCCAGCCGACAGGGCCGGTGAAGACGCCGATTAAGATTTGCCCCAAGCCGCCCAGTGCCGCAACCAATGGGCCGATGGCTCCGGCGAATCCTGCAATGACAGCAGGAATTCCAGCAAGCAATGGGCCAAGGGTCGTGAACACTGCAAGAATCGCCGTAACGGCAGGCGCAAGCGCAACGAAAGCAGCCGTCAATCCAGCAGCACTGACAACAAAGGTTTGAGCCTGAGGGCTAAGCGTGCTGAACCACTGGCCGAGCTGCGTCAGGCCCTGCAGCAGTCCGGTGATTATTGGCGTCAGGGCCGCGATGGCGCCAGGTAATGATTCCCCTAGCTGCTGCGCCAGCTGCGTGATGTATGGCAATGCAGCTGTGATCGCCTGATTGAATGGCCCCGCTAACTCACGCATGATCATGTTCAACGCATCATTGAACTGATCAGCCGCTTGCGCCATTTCGGTTGTGATAGTGGCGCTGTATTGACTCATCGCCTCACGGCCACCGTTCAACATCGGAATCAGGTTGGCGCCTGATTTACCAAAGATCTCCATGGCCAGCGCAGTCTTTTGCGCACCATCTGGCAGCTTGCTGAATTTATCGGCAATGTCCAACATCACAGCATCGACACTGCGTACCTTGCCGCTGGCATCAACAGAGCTGATGCCAATCGATCTCAACGCCTCATTTGCTTTCGATGCAGGATCAACAATGCCCTTGGCAAGCTTGCCCATTGCCTTGGCAACCTCATCCAAGCTGCTGCCACTATCTTCAGCAGCAGCACCGAACTTACTAAGCGTTTCGACGCCAACGCCAGTACGTTGGCTCATGTCATTGATGTTGTCTGCAGCATCAATGGCGTTTTTGCCAAGCACCGCAAGGCCGCCAACGGCCGCTGTGCCAACACCAGCGAGCAAAGCTCCTGTACTTTTAGCTATGCCGCCAAGCTTGCTGAATGCTGTGCCAAGTCCATTAGCCTGCTTGTCAGCAGCGCCGAGCGCCTTTTCCAGCCCTTGGATCTGGTTGATGCCGTCAACCTTGGCCTTAATGGTCAAGGCCGTTGTCATATCCAGCGCCATAGGTCAGCTCTTGCGCTTGTTGACGGCTTCCACCACTGTAGCCTCGATGATCTGCAAATCACTCAACAGCTCAGCCGGATTGTCGGCGCCATACAGCTCAAACGCCCACCGCACAGCCGAATAGTCCAAACCAATGATCGCGCCGCTGTCAGCACGCCATTGGGTCTGCACCTTCAGGAACATTCGCACAGCGGGCCATGCCTCCTCGATCACCTCATAATTCTTGGCCGCCTTACTGGGTGGTGGTGCGATGCCAAGCACGGCTGCATCCTTAGCCGTCTCATCGATCTCGGTACCGGCCACCCAGTGCTCAGCGGCCCCGATCAGTTTTTTCTTTTCAGCTCAACTAGCGACTCAAAGAACGCATTGATCAGCGCTGGCGCCATCATCGGTACATCCAGCAACATGGCTTTGCTGGCTTCGCTAAAAGGCACGGGCTCGCCATCACCGTCGATGATGCCCTCCCAGCCGACCAGAATTTCGTCGGCGATGCTCTGATCGCTGATATCAACAGCCGGCTCCTCGCCCCGTTCCGTGGCCTTCAGGCGCTTCTGTACCAGCTCTTGGATCTCATTGATCCGGCTCTGAGGCAGGCGCTTGAACTCAGCATCAAAGCTCTGCCGCTCTCGCTTCCCCCCGTTGGCCGGCAGCTTAATGCTCACCGGCCAGGTGTAGGAGTCGGACTGCTTTAGGACAAAAGCCACGCGGATCAGGTGAAGACAATCTCCATCTCATCATTGCCCGAATCGGTCGGGGTGGCAATGTACGGCAGGGTCAGCATCTGGATGCCATCCGCATCGCTGTAGGACGGATTGCCCAGATCGATCTGTCCGGCCGTGAAGGTCACGATATTTCCGGCGGTCTGGCCATGCTGGAAGGTCAGGTTTCCAGTGCTGTTGCCGGTGGCATCCGTAAAGAAGTTGTGAGTGCCAACGGGGACA